CAAATAATCAGCAAATTAGTTTTGTTAGGGGAAGTGGTGGAGTTGATTGGGCACTTGGTCAACCAGCAAATAGTAGTGATTTTGTGTTTGCAGGTGGGACAAATCAGGGAGATGGTAAACCAAGTTTGGCAACTGCCGAGCGAATGAGAATAACAAGTGGGGGAAGTTTACTAATTGGTAAAATTGCAAGAGCATTTGGTACTGCTGGTATAGATTTTCAATCTAATGGTGCGGATTGTCATTGGACTGCAACCAGTTCATCATTAGTTGCGTTTAATAGATTAAGTACAGATGGAACATTAATTGAATTTGCACAAGATGGAACTGTTGAAGGAACTATATCAATATCAGGGAATACAACATCTTATAACACTTCCTCCGACTATCGTTTAAAACAAGACCTTAAAGACTTCAATGGTTTAAGTTTAGTAAATCAAATTAATGTTTACGATTATCAATGGAAGTCAGATAGTACAAGGTCTTACGGTGTAATGGCTCACGAATTACAGTCAGTACTTCCTTATGCAGTAACAGGAGTTAAAGATGGAGAAAAAATGCAAGGGGTTGATTATTCAAAGATTGTACCAGTATTAATTAAGGCCATTCAAGAACTTAAAGCAGAAATCGACATACTTAAAAATAAATAATATGAAACAATTACTTCTGATTCTGGCTATTGCCACTTCCCTGACATCCTATTCACAAGGCACTATCTCAAGCACTATTGCTGGCACATCTTCCCCCACAGTAGATACCTTAATGCCAGTAAAAAATGCTATCCTAATTCAGCCTATTCTCATTAATGCCTTAACCAAGGACACTGCCTATCAGTTTATCTGGAATGTGCAAAACATCAGCCGAGACACCTCGCAAGGGGCTGGAGCTTATGTAAACCTCTTTGACAGAAAGGGCAGAGGCATCTACCAAACCTCAGTATATATCCCCAAAGAAATCATCAAAAACTGGGGCACAAGCGATGAAATCATAGATAATTTTATGATTAATTATTATAAATTTGTACCCATAAACACTAAAAAATAAATAAATAATTTTAGTATATTTGTTCGGGGAAGTTGTGGCAATCAGGACTTCCCCGACCTTAAACAACAAACAAAAAAAACAAGAAACCTTTATGAAAAAACTATTAGTCATTCTCTTGGCAGTTACACTTGTATCCTTTGCAGCAGAAAAGTTCATCGTAATTCGTATGCCTGAAGACAAAATGAACTATCATTGGCAGAATCTTAATAATGCCAAGCAAATTATTAACAGCTCGAATCTCCCACATCAACAGGCTTTATTTCTGTTAACGTCTATTGACTCATTGCAAAAAGATATTCAATCAACAGCATCGATTGATTCTCTTTCCAAAAAGTAAAGTAAAAACGTGGCATACGTTTATAGACATATTAGGCTCGATAAAAACGAGCCTTTTTACATAGGAATTGGGAAGCATTACAGTAGGGCATACAAAAAAAATGATAGAAATAGCCTTTGGAAGAAAATCGCCAATAAGACCGATTATGAAATAGAAATTTTATTTGACGATTTGACTTTGGGAAAAGCTAAAGAAAAAGAAATAGAATTTATAAAATTGTATGGAAGAATTAATAAAAAAACAGGAATATTAGCAAATTTAACTGACGGAGGTGATGGCTGTTCTGGGCTAAATTGCAAACATGTCAGAAAAGTAGTCCAAAAAGATGTTAATAATAATGTAATTAATATTTATGAATCTATAATAGATGTAAAAGGGGATGGATTTTCTACATCAGGAGTAATAGCTTGCTGTCAAAAAAAGACAAAATTGCACAAAGGATTTATTTGGCAATATTTCGATCAACAGACAGATGATTTGTCTTTTAACTTATCAAAAGATAAAAAACATAAAAAATCAATAATACAAAAAGATAAGAGTGGTAATGTTGTAAAAATATGGGAATCTGTTAGTCGAGCAATTATAGAAAGTGGTAATAAATTTACTTCTATCGGCATTACAAATTGCTGCAATAGAGTTATGAGATACCACCATGGTTTTCAATGGGAATTTGTTGACAAGGGTCATTTAACGAGATATACTGATAAGGAATTTAGGGTATACAAAAGGGTTGTTCAAATAAATCCCCAAAATAATTTGGCGGTAAAAATATGGGATAACGCAGATAGGGCTGCGGAGTCTTTAGGTTTTGACCCTACTGCAATTTCCTACTGTTGTAAAGGATTGAAAAAGGAAAGATATGGATATAAATGGGAGTATTTTGAGGGAAATAAGAAATATGAATTTGATTTCAACCACAAAATTGTCGGTAATGAAGAAAGAAGGAATAGAAAAAAAATAATACAAATTGATAAAAGCACGGGAGAGGTAATTAAAATTTATAAATCTATAGCGGAGGCAGTTAAAATTGGTAAGTTTTCGTGGTCGTGTATAAAAAATTGTTTAGTTGATGAAAATAAAGAATATCGAGGGTTCAAATGGAGATATTTATATAAATAATTTTTTTAGATTTTTAATTTTTTAGTAAATTTGGTGATGATATTAACATTTCAAACACCCAAAAAATAACAGCAATGACAGACGGAGTTATCATATTCCTCATTACCCAAACAGTAGCTTTTGTAGTCGCCTTATTCAAGATTTATGTTCAGGTTACGGTAAAGATGAGAGAACTCGAACTCCGTATCCAGCAAAACGAGGAGAAAGATAGTGTTATCTTCAAGAAATTAGATAACATAGCAGAACAAATCCACGAACTCTATTTAGAACTAAGTAAAAAGTAACCTTATGAAATCAAATTTTCTGAACCTCAATACCCAAGACCTTGTAAAAGGCTTTGTAGTAGCCTTCCTTTCTGCAGCCCTGACTGGGCTTATCACAACCCTTGACTCAGGCACCCTTCCAACACTTGCAGAGCTGAAGCAAGCGGGTATCGTAGGACTCACCGCCGGACTTTCTTACTTGCTCAAAAACTTGTTGACCAATAGCCAAGATGAGCTGATGAAGAAAGAGGCATAACATTTTTTATGCGTTATATTGTTTTGCTGTCGCTACTGGCGATAGCCTGTAATTCACAAAAACAGTTGCAAAAGGCAAAAGACCGCCTCGGCGATAATCCGCTTGAGGCGGCTCGTTTTTGTGGTGATAGATTCCCAAACAGAGACTCGGTAGTATATCGTGATACTATCAAGTTGGATACAATGTATGTGGGGCTTTTGCAGGTGGATACGGTGCGGCGGGAAGATACGATAGTCATTACCAAGACTTCCCCCAGCAAGATAATAACCCAAACCAAGATACAATACAAGGAAGTAGTAAAAACAGATCCCGCCAAGACCGAAGAACAAAGGCGGCTCTACCTAGCCTGCGAAGAAAGGTATCAAAAACTATACCTCAAATGGGAGCAGTCCGAAAAGCAGCGAAAGGACTGGAGAACAAGATTCTGGTGGGTTCTATTCGTAGCCCTCGGAGCCGTTATCGGCTACTTCACCAAGCAGCCTTTCTGGGCAGCCCTCGCTAAACAACTCGGCAAAAAACTAAGCAATGACAAAAGCTGATATTGCCCGCAAATACCGCAACGAATACGGTATGGAAATGCCAACCCTCAAACTGGCACGGATAATGTACAAAAAAGAGAGCCTGACCTTTAAGGATGTGGAGGACTGTAGAGACTCTTTAAGGGGCATAGAAGGCAAGAAAAAGGATGCGGGGTACAGAGAGACCCACATCTTCCCAGAACGCCCTAAAAACCCCTACAATCTGCCTGAGAGCTATCAGGAGAAGCGGGAACCACTACGACTTCCCACGACATGCAATAACATCCTCCTAATCTCCGACCTACACATACCCTACCACGACATAGATGCCGTAACCATAGCCTTAGAATACGGAGTAGAGCATAAGGTAAACACTATTGTAATAAACGGAGACCTTATCGACCTGCATAAAATTAGCCGCTTTCAATCCGATCCCAAGAAAAGAAGCATAAAGCAAGAGTTCGATGCTACCAAGCAGTTTTTAAGGGTGTTAAGACAGCTATTTCCCAATGTAGAAATATATTGGATAAAAGGTAATCATTGCAGCCGTATGGAGAAATACTTGCTACAAAAGGCTCAAGAGATATGGGATGACCCGTATTTTCACTTAGAAGAAAGGCTTCGTCTCAATGAAGAAAGAATACATTTGATAGACGACAAGGTGCTTGTGAAGGCAGGTAAATTGAATATCACTCACGGGCATCACGTCTTCAAAGGTATCTTTACACCCGTCTCTCCAGCACGCGGAGCTTGGATGAAGGCAAAGGAAAATATAATCGTTGGCCACTTACACAGAAGTTCATTTCACCCCGAAGTGGATATTAACGGGCAGGTTACGGCGGCTTGGAGTCTGGGCTGCTTGTGTGAACTCCGCCCCGATTATAGTCCCTTGATTTCCAATTCACAACACGGGTTTGCCCACGTCTTGGTGAATAAAGATGGCAGCTTTAGTGTCAAAAATTATATTATTATTGATGGTAAATTGCACTAATGGAAGACCTCTTTGACGATATGCCTATCAACCTTTCCCCCCACGAAGATATAACAGCTTGCTTTAGTGCCTTGTCTGCGTTAGAAGATTTTGATTATGTTATGTTGGGGGAAGATGAGAAAGAGCTAATCAGGGAGATCCGCCAAATGTCGCTAAAGATCATACACGCGGGCATAAAAGAGATATACGAAACTAATTGTTATGACGAAGAAACCGATAACAGTTAAGTTTGGCAAGCTCGGTAAATACAAGGCCGATGGCTTAGCGTACGCCGATAAGAGGAAAATAATTATCGATAGCAGGCTGACGGGCGTTGAGTTACTGGAAACAATACTACACGAGATACTTCACATTCAGCAACCAGACCTATCCGAAGAGGCGGTACTTAGGTACTCAAAGGAGACGGCAGAGATACTCTGGAAGATAGGCTACCACTTGACCGATAGCGGTAAGTGATGTATAAAAGTACGCTTGGAATATCTTTAATCCTTGTGTAGATTTGCTTACAAACAAACAATAAATGATAGTAAAGTTAAACGCCAATGAGGTGCTGGTGGCTACCTATATTGGATCAAGAAGAAACGCAGAGGCTTGTTTTAATGGAAGAAAAGCTCGCTTCCCGGAGAAAGTAGCGGGGGAATTATGGGGGTTTCATATTGAAGCAGCACACGCAGAGTTAGCAGTCTGCAAATACTTAGGAATTTACTGGGGCTTTGGAGTAAATACATTTCACGTTCCTGATGTGGAGAATACTAACTTGGAGGTTAGGTGGTCGTCGCGGGAAGATATGAAGGTGCGACCCGATGATGAAGGTATTATCGTTTCGGTAACGGGTAAGTGTCCTACCTATGAAATCAAAGGGTGGATGCGGGCCGAAGATGCCAAGCAAGAAAAGTACAAGTATAACAAAGAGCCTATATGCTACTTTGTACCCCATAGTGAACTTATACCTATCAACGCTTTATCCATAGGTATCCTTCGTGCAAAAGGAAAACGAGGTTGAGCGAGGCATAAACGAAAAGAGAGAAGGGCAACAAGACCATTGTTACAATCGCCAGTTCCCCCAGCCATAAAATAGGTTTAATGATGTGCTTCATCCGATTATAATTTTATACCAATTGGCATTTTCTTTCTGTAATTTATCGAATTTTTCTCGATTTTGTTTACGACAAGGCTTACAACTTTTGGGGTTGTAGTATTTATTCTTGTACTCCGAGGCGGGTTTTAGCTGTCCGCACTTCTTACATCGTATCATTTTTTCCATACTAAAAAATTAAAAAAAGCTCCCGTATAAAAATACAGGAGCTACCCTAAAAAATGAAAAACTAAACCAACAGACTGTTATATAAATTAAATTTCTTTAGGCGGTCGGCTAACCCATTGAGGCCGCCGTTGACCTTTACGGTTACTGCCTTTACCACATTTTCCCCCGCACCCTTATCACATATTTGCCATATTTTATTTTCATCAAAGAACCATACGGCACTATCCATAGGGTATCTATTAGCGACTAAGGTCGGATCGGCTACGCAGTCTTGCCCGATAAAGGTAGAGAAAGCTTTGTAATTGTCCTTCCCCGTCAGTTGCAAGTACCCTCTTCCTCGGTACTTGAACCCGTCCCCAGAGGCTTCATCCCCGTTACCCATTCGGTTGGCATATACCCTACTGCCTATCTTTTGAGGGTTTCTGGCATACTGAGCCGCTATGGAACTATCCTTAAAATACTTCGGAAAGGTCTTTAGAAGCCCGTCAGAGGAGTAGTTTAGGTTTTCCACTACTGCGGTAAAGTTCCCGCTTTCGTGGGCTAATTGAGCCAGAAAATGGGCCAGACGCAAGGGGTCTTCTATGTTATACTTGCTAACAATTTGCAGCATAAATTTGAAGGCTGCGGGGGGAAGTGCCGATGCTAATTTATTTGCGTCCATTGGCTACTAAATTAACAATAATTGACAACATTGCACAATTAAACAATAATATAAAAATGAATTTAATCAGGGTCATTGTACTTTTCTTTTAGCGAGGTAAGCCATTGTTCCATTTCGGAGAAGGGAATAGTTGCCCACTTGCTAATGATTTCATTGATTAGTTTATCAATCATAACAAATAGCTTTTTGTTTTGTCGGGGTTTTCGGGGCAGACGTAAAAATGAGCGGGTTTGTAGACGGGGAACTTCTTATCGAACTCCTTTGCGGTGTAACGCTTGCCGTTTACATAGGTGTATACCACATCTTCCCCCGCATCATAAGTCCACAATCTATTATCCCTAAAATCTTTTTCTCTTAGGTGTCTGCTTACTGGCATAGGACTTTCATCAGTCTTTCTGCGTACATAATTGTTGTTAGGCATTGCTTTCGTAAATTGTATCTCTTGTATTTTGTTTTCCGCTTTCCAGCAAGGCAACAAGGTTCATAACCTTTTCCAATGCGATAGTTCTATCGCTATCATCGGTGTAGCTACTGGTGCTAATAAAATCTCCCATCGTAACTACAAAGTAGTTGTTCCCCGTTAGTTGCCTCACCTCTTCCACCTTAATCTTTGGGGTGTTGATGGCACTATTGATAATCTCTTCTCCCGCTACTTGCCGCTTTGCTTTGCTGATAAAAGTATTTGAAAAGGCAATGGCTGCGGTAAAGATATAGTTGCCTACAAAGTGCTGGTTTTGATCGTAGGTTATCTCCGCTACAATATCCCCGTTATCCATTAGAAAATCTTTTTTAACATTGTAGGCTACATTATTTTTGGCAAATTCTTCTATTAAAAATTCTGCCATCTCATTGGTTAAATACATTTTTGCGTTTGTCATAAAGTTTATTTTTTTAAGTTAATATTTAATCTTTGTTATTTAATCTTCCATAACTAACCCCCATATTGAAGGCATATACAATCAGGTCTTCTGGTTCAATATCATCGAAGACTTCTACGGTAGCCCAGTTCTCCGTACTTTCAGTAATTCTTGCGTCAATATCCCATTTTTTTAGTTCTTGTGCAAGGTACTCGGCTCTCTCTTTGGTTAATTCAATTTCGTAATTCATAGTTTAGATTTTAGTTTTTTGAAAAAATTGTAGATGTTACTATGCGCCCAATTAGTTTGCATAAAAGTAATAGTTTCTTTTATATGGTTTATTCTATCTTGCATATATTTTATTAAAAGTTATATAATTTATTTTCCTTTCGGCATTTTAGCTGCCACTCCGAATTGTTCTTCTCGTTAAAGCCATAGGTTAGCTTGGCATTGACTTTTTTTAGGACTATCCCCTCGTATAGCGGGGTTTTTATTAAGTCCTCGTACAGAAAGTCAAAGCCTGCCCCGTATAGAGGTGCTTTGTAGATACCATCAAGATCGGTGCAGCATAGGTGGTCGTATATTTCCAGTCCTTTGTCATTGATTTTTGATATGCACGGGAAGTCGTGGTCTACAATCTTTAATCGTTCCATAATTGTTTTGCCTATCAGA